GTTTTAGCTGGACATGGACAGGAATAAATTCTTCAGTAATAACAGGAACTACCACTATAAGTTCAGGTAATACATATGGGGTAGCAACAGTTGGTGGTGCTACTGCTGATGAATTTAATTCTAGTATATTATATAATTGTCCAAGTCCGAGTTCATATGGAACACAAACATATGACTGTGATAGTTTTTCTAACTGTTATTAAACTTGACTAAAAAGTTTGGTTGTTTCCAAACTCTATTATATATTTATATATGTAAATCAAAAAATAAATTAATATGTTAACACTCATCATCGTTTTAGTACTTGCTGCTGCTGTTACCTTTATTTTAATGAAAAAAGGTAAAATTGCTGACGCTAACAACAACAACATTCCTGACGCTATTGAAAAACCAATTGAAGTAGTAAAAGAAAAAGTTGCTGAAATTAAAGCTGAAATTAAAGAAGTAGCCAAACCAAAAGCAAACAAACCAAAAGTAGAAGCACCAAAACCTGCTGCTCCTAAAATGAATGCTCCGAAACCAGCTATCAACAAAAAACCAACAAAAAAGAACAAATAATATATGGAAAAAATTACATTGAAGTTATCAGAATTTTATGCTCTTGAAGCTGAATTGAATGGTGTTACAAACCAACAAACTGGTGAAGTATTAGCTAAAGGATTATTGAGCGAGAAAATTAAACTAACTACAAAGTATTGGTTACATGACCTTAATAAAAAAGTTGCTACTGAAAAAGAATCAGTAGAAAAACTTAAAGAGGAATTGATTAAAAAGTACGGTAAAGAAGAAAACGGTGCTGTTAGTATTCCTATTTACATCAATGAGGTTATTGACGAAGATACTAAAGAAGTAGTTTCTCGTGAAGTAAATCCTGATTTTATCAAATTTCAGAACGATTTCAACGCATTGTTGAGCGAAGAACGTGAATTAGAATACAAAGGTTTCAAACTTGAAGAATTTGATGGTGTTGAAACCGATGGTGTTTATAACACATTCTTCAAATTGATTAAAGTTGATGAATAAAATATCAGAAATATTTCAGGCGTGGGTGGCTGCGGCTAATCCCACGCCCGATCAACTTACTATAGCCCAACATAGATTACATATATGTGATGGTTGCGAACATAAAACTCATGTTACAGCAATCAATTCATTTATATGTGGTAAATGTGGTTGTCCTTTAAATAAAAAAGTATTTAGTCCTAGAGGCCCTGAAGCTTGCCCATTAGCTAAATGGGAATTATAAAATTAAGTTATGGCAAATCTTACACAAGAAGAATTACAATCTATTAAGGATTTACAATCCAAGTATAATCAAACAATTCTTGAAATTGGTGCTGCTGAAGCACAATCAATCGTATTTCAAGAAAATATTGAAAAATTGACCGAAGCTAAAAAAGGTTTAGTATCTGATCTTAAAACAATTGAACAAAAAGAATCGGAACTAGTTAAATCATTGCAGGAAAAATATGGCAACGGCAATATAGATGTCAACACGGGAGAAATCACACCTGCCCAGTAATAGTTCCGCGGTTTATATTGATTTTTGGATATTTATTATTAGGTCAATCCTATTAAATTTTTCAAAAACAATAATAAAAAATGGCAGAACAAATTCTATCTCCTGGTGTATTCCAAAATGAATCTGACCAATCATTAGTACAGCAAGGTATTCAAGGTACATCAACTGCAATTGTTGGTCCAACTGTGTTGGGTCAGCCATTCGTTCCTACCTATGTAACATCTTACAGTCAATATTTGGCCAAATTCGGAGAAACATTTAAAAGTGGTAGTTACTACTACGAATATTTTACATCTTTAGCTGCTAAAGATTTCTTCCAAAACGGTGGACAAACATTACTTGTAACAAGAGTAATTTCTAGTGGTAGCAATAATATGAGTACTTATTCTAGTGCTTCTGTTGCTGCTGTTATGAATGTTGATTCATCATCATTCGTGCTTGAAACATTAGCATGGGGTAATATCATGAATAATAGCGGCAGCATAAGTAATGGTGCCTTAGCAAGTGGTAGCTCAGTAAATGTTCGTTGGGAAGTAACGCAAGTAAGCACAGGTAGCGGTACATTTACCTTAGCAATTCGTCAAGGTAATGACAATACAGCTCAACCTAACTATCTTGAAACATGGCCTAACCTATCATTAGACCCAGCTCAACCAAACTATATTTCTCGTGTAATCGGTGATAATAAACCAGTTTACAAAGTTGATAGCGATGGTAATCCATATATTGACTATACTGGTTCTTATTCTAATGCTTCACAATATGTTCGTGTTAAATCAGTAACTATTCCATTAGCTGATTCTATTGACAACAATGGTTTCTTCAAATCTGGATCTTTAGTACCTGGTCAAACTACAACATACAGTGGTAGCTTACCTGTTTTAGGTAGTGGTTCAATTGGTGGTGCATTTAATGGTGGTTTAGCTGCTACTACAAATGCTCAATTCATGAATGAATCAATTGCACCAAATAACATTCAAGGATTTGATTCAGCTTCTTATATCGCTGCTTTCAATTTATTAGCAAATAAAGACGAATACAGATACAATGTATTGTTAGCACCTGGTGTTAGCTTAAGCGGTAGCAGTGCAATATCAACTATGATTTCTGTTTGTGAAAACAGAGGTGATGCTATTGCAATAGTAGATACTGCATTATATGGACAGGTGGTTTCAACAGCTGCAACATCTGCTGCTGGACAAAACAGTAACTATGCTGCTGCTTATTGGCCTTGGGTTCAAGTATATTCAAGTGGCTTAGGTAAAGCTGTATGGGTTCCACCTTCAACTGTAATGGGTGGTGTTTTAGCATTCAACGACCAAGTTGGTGCTGAGTGGTTCGCTCCAGCAGGTTTAAACCGTGGTGGTGTTCCTTCAGTATTACGTGCTGAAAGAAAATTATCTCAAAGCGATCGTGATAACTTATATATAGCAAATGTTAACCCATTAGCTACATTCCCTGGAGAAGGTGTTGTAGTATTTGGTCAAAAGACATTACAAAAGAAATCAACAGCTCTTGATCGTGTAAACGTTCGTCGTTTGTTGATTGCATTAAAAGACTATATTGGCCAAGTTGCAAATAACTTAGTATTCGAACAAAATACTAACGTTACTCGTAACCGCTTCTTATCTCAAGTAAATCCATATCTTGAATCAGTAGTACAACGTCAAGGTTTATATGCTTACAAAGTAGTAATGGATGAAACAAACAATACTCCTGATGTAATCGACAGAAACCAATTAGTAGGTCAGATCTATATCCAACCAACTAAGACAGCTGAATTCATCATATTGAACTTCAATGTATTACCAACTGGCGCTACATTCCCTGCATAAGGGGATGTAGTTGCTAATATTTATTAATAGCAATTTAAACATTATATAAAATGCCTGTATTAGACGCTAACGAAATAATGTTCACAGCATTTGAACCTAAAGTTCAGAATCGCTTTATCATGTACATTGATGGTATTCCTTCATACTTGATTAAAAGTGCAACTGCACCTGGATTCGAAGCTGGTGAAATTATTTTAGATCACATCAACGTTTACCGCAAAGTTAAAGGTAAAGTTAGATGGAATGATATGACTTTAAGTTTATACGATCCTGTAACCCCATCAGGTGCACAAGCAGTGATGGAATGGGCTCGTTTAGCACACGAATCCGTAACTGGCCGTGATGGTTACTCTGATTTCTATAAGAAAGATTTAACTTTAGATATTTTAGGTCCTGTAGGTGATGTTGTTGGTGAGTGGATTATCAAAGGTGCTTATTGTAAAACAGCAACTTTTGGTGAATACGATTGGGCTAACGAAGCCGCAATCAACTTATCAGTAACAATCGCTATGGATTACTGCGTATTGAACTTCTAATTCCTCCTTCATATTTCTCTCTTCTGGTGTCTGCGAAAGCAGACACCTTTTTTATATTTATTACAAACGATGAAAGAGACGTCATTCGTATTCATAAAATTCAGTGTTTGCTTTTGCAGACGTCTTTTTTTTTCGTATATTTATATATATAACAATAAAATAGTTTATGGCTGAATTAAAAATTCCAACAGAAACAGTTTCGCTACCTTCAAAAGGTTTATTGTATCCTAAAGAATCACCACTATCAAGTGGTAAAATTGAAATGAAGTATATGACAGCAAAGGAAGAAGATATTCTTACCAATGCAAACTATATGCGTCAGGGCACTGTGATTGATAAATTACTTCAAGCATTAATTGTTACTCCAGTTAACTACGATGATATTTTAATTGGTGATAAAAATGCAATATTAATTGCTGCTCGTGTATTAGGATATGGTAAAGATTATACATTTAAATATGTAAATCAAAGAGGACAAGAGGTAGAAGCCACTGTTGATTTATCTCAGTTAAACGAAAAACATTTAGATGAATCGTTACTTACAGCTGGTGTAAATGAATTTACATTTTCACTTCCTAAATCAGGTAATACAGTAACATTTAAATTATTAACACACGGTGATGAAAAAAAGATTGAAGCTGAGGTTAAAGGTTTGCAAAAAGTAAATCCAAATGGGTCGTTTGATGTTACTACTCGTTTCAAACATACAATTACCTCAATCAATGGAAATCGTGATGCTAAATCAATTCGCGATTTTATTGATAACGCCTTTTTAGCCCCTGATGCTCGAGCATTACGTGATTACTATAATAAAGTACAACCAGACATTAATCTGACATTTAAGCCAGATGATGAAAGC